CACAGTTTGCGTATCTCGCCCCGTTTCGCGATCAGGCAAAAAAGGTGGCATGGAACTACCTGAAGGAACTGAGCAAGCCCGTCTGGGCCAAGCCGCCAAACGAAAGCGAACTCAAGCTCGTCATTAACAACGGGTACGGCGACCAAAGCACGATCTTCGTAGCCGGTGCGGACAACCCTGACGCGCTTCGCGGTATGTACTTTGACGGCGTCGTATTAGACGAAGTCGGGCAGATTCGCCCGTCCGCCTGGTACAGCGTGTTGCGACCGGCGCTATCCGACCGACGCGGCTGGGCGATATTCGCCGGCACACCGGCTGGTAAGAATTTTTTCTGGCAGATGCGCGAAGAAGCGCGGTTAAACCCTGACACGCATGTGCTGTTGGAGTTACCGGCCAGCAAGACCAACATCTTGCATCCTGACGAACTGCGCGATGCGCGTGCGCAGATGACGGAAGAAACGTATCTCACAGAATACGAAATCAGTTTCGATGCAGCGATTCCAGGCGCGTACTACGCAAAACTAATTGGAGAGGCGTATGAGCAAGGTAGGGTGGGTGATCATCCCGTTGACGCAGAAAATCCGGTCGATTTGGTCGCGGATTTGGGTTACACGGACAGTTGTTCTTGGTGGGGCTGGCAAACCACCCGCGACGGATACCGCGTCTGCGACTTCTACGAAGCCGATGGACAGCCAATCAGCCACTACATCGACTGGATCAAATCGCGTCCGTACAAAGTCGGGCAAGTCTGGCTCCCGCACGACGCGAAAGCCAAGAGCCTCCAAACGGGCAAAAGCATCATCGAACAATTCCTGATTGCAGGCATTACCCCGCGCCTAGTGCCGGAGATGTCGTTGCAGGACGGCATTGAGGCGACAAGGCTCACCATCCCAAAATGCTGGTTTGATGAGAAAGCCGTGTACGAGGGGCTAGAGCATTTACGGGCGTACATGCGTGAGTGGGATGAGCGGACGCAAACGTACCGCAGCCGCCCGAAACACGACCAGCATAGCCACGCATCTGACGCTTTTCGTTACTTATCGTTATCCACAAGACCTGTTTCTGGTAAAAAGTCAAGTCCTGATGCTACTATCGCAACGCGCCAAGGCGACGGCAACAACTACGCATTTGCCTTGGAAGACATTTGGGACTGTCAACCACGAACTTACGGCAGGTTGGGATAAATGGAAAACAGCGAACGCATAGAGTCTGCTAATGACTACGCCGACACCCCGACTGGCCTAGCCCAGCGATGGTCGGCAGAAATGGAAGCGTCGAAGAAAGAGCTACAGAAGTTTCACGATGACGCCGACAAGATTGTGCGGCGGTACTTGGACAAGCGCGACGAATGGCAGAAAGAGGAGTCGCGGGTCAATCTATTCTGGTCTAGCACCAAAGTCTTATTGAGTTTGTTGTATGCGCGTCCGCCGAAAGCGGCAGTGGCGCGTGCGTTTTTGGACGCTGAAGACGATGACGCCCGCGTAGCGGGGCAGATTGTGCAGCGATTGCTGAACAAGTCTTTTGACGACAACGTCTCGACATGGGATGCCGCGATTCGCCAAGGCATTGAAGATTGGCTAGTAGTGGGCATGGGCCAGATTTGGCTACGTTATGAGGTTGAGACGGCGTTAGAAGTCATTCCTGCCGAGCTTGACCCGATCACGGGCGAAGAGTTGGTGCCGGAGCAGACGTACGAGCGAATTGTTGATGAAGACGCGCCGTGCGATTACGTTTACTGGAAGGATTTCTTTTGGTCGCCCGCCCGCACTTGGAGCGAAGTGCGTTGGGTAGCGCGTCGCGTGTACATGACCCGCGATCAATTGATTAATCGCTTTGGCGAAGAAATCGGCAAGACCGTGTCGTTGCAAACGACGCAGAAGTCGTCGCAAAACGATCAAGCGCCGAAATATGACCCGTGGGCCAAAGCGGAAGTGTTTGAGATTTGGGAAAAAGAGACAAAGCGCGTCTATTGGATGGCCAAAGGTTCTGAGGTCATTCTTGATGTCAAAGACGACCCGCTTGGCATTGACGGATTTTTCCCGTGTCCCAAGCCTTTGGCCGCAAACGTCACATCGTCGAACTTTATGCCGCGTGCGGATTACATCTTTGCGCAGGATCAGTTCAACGAATTGGACGAAATCAACACGCGCATTACTTGGCTCACGCGGGCTGCCAAGGTCGCAGGCGTCTATGACAAGGCGGCGGGTGATTCAGTCGGACGCATGTTTAGTCAGGCGGCTGAGAATCAACTGATTCCCGTTGATAACTGGGCCATGTTTGCAGAATCGGGTGGCGTCAAGGGCAAGGTGGACTTTGCCCCCATTGAACAGGTCGTCAATTGCATTGAGCGACTGCGCCAGTACCGCCAAGACAAAACCATGCAGATTTACGAAGTGCTGGGCATTTCGGACGTTATGCGTGGGTCGTCTAAAGCGTCGGAAACGGCTACAGCGCAACAGATCAAAGCGCAGTTTGGTTCGACGCGTATCCAGTTGTCGCAGTTCTACATTGCCGAATGGATTACTGAAGGCTTACGCATTAAGGCTGACATTATCAGCAAGCACTTCCAGCCTGAGACGATTGCCATGCGTTCAAACATTATGCGCACGCCGGATGCGCAGTATGTGCAGGGTGCAATTGCGCTAATCAAAGACGAAAACGTAGCGGACTACCGCATTTCGGTAGAGGCCGACTCAATGGCGGCAATGGACTATGCCGCAGAGCGTGATGCTGCCGTGCAGTTTATGCAAGGGCTAGGTGCGTTCGTGTCGCAGGTTGCACCTATGGCACAGCAGGTGCCAGGTTCTGCGCCGTACCTGTTGCGATTACTTCAATGGGCAGTGTCAAAGTTCCGCGTGTCGTCCGAAATCGAAGGCGTGCTGGATCAGGCCATTGGCACTATGCAGCAACAAGGAATGCAGCCGCCTCCCCCGTCGCCCAAGCAACAGGCAGAGGTTGCGGCGGAAATGGCGAAGGCCAAAGAACGCGAAGCCAATGCGCGTGAAACAGCGGTCGATACGCAGGCCAAAGTTGTGCAGATGAACGCGATGGCGCGTGCGGCAATGCAGCCCAATCCCGCCATGCCGCCCATTGTGAGGTAAGCCATGAACAAAATGACGATTTACGCAGAAATCCTGCGTCAGTTACGGGACATTCCTTATAAGGAATCAGAGGAAGTCGAAGAATCTTCAGAGATGGAAGAGGACGAAGCGGACGAGGATTAAGGTTTGCTTTATACGCACGCAGGAGCCTTACCGCGCCATTTGTATGTGTGGGTAGAGCCAAATGCCATAGGCGAGCATGGCTGGCTACGCGGCGTCTGGTTTGGTTTAACGAGCTATCCAGGCAGGGCGTTTGGTTGTCATGTGTTGTTGGAATGCGGTGCGGTGTACCGCAACGTGCCACTACACAAGCTGGCGTCGGAAAAAACGGATACGGCATGGGAGCCGTGGCAAGCAGCAACATGGGATGCGTATGGCTGGCAGTTTTCGACGATTGAGTATCCGTTCTTGTCAGGGATGAATGCACATGTTCGATTGCAAGACAAAACTGAACACGACGGGATGTACATGTTCACGATGGTGCCAACTGCTGATGCGTTTACGGCAGAGCCGGAGCAAGGCAAAGAGTTCTACTTTGTTGCGCTTGAAAACGGACGCTTTACCGCGCAACCAACGAATCATGTGCTAATTGAAGACAAGTCATTTTGCAATAACGTTGAATGGCCAAAGTTTTTAAAGCGTAGCACTGAGTGGCATAGTGCGGAGGATGTGCCGTGAGACGTAAATGGGTATACGACAAAGATGTGGGTGAAATGGTTGAAGTGACCGCAGAGCGGATAAGCCCTGTGGATACGCGCACTGACGCGTTGTGGGGCGATAGGCACTACGACGGGCTGCAAGCACCGGATGGCGCAGACATTAGCTCACGCAAAAAACATCGCGAATACATGAAACGCATGGGCTATGCCACGGCAGATGACTTCAAAGAATCGTGGGCCAAAGCCAAAGAAGAACGTGAGCATTACATGAAAAATGGTGGCAGTGTCCGCAGGTCGGACATTGTCGAGGCGATACGACAACTAGAGAGACGATAACAAATGACTGAACCCACCACGATACGGGACGCGTTAGAAGCGGCTGTTCCGCAGGAAGATAGTACGCCGGCACCGGAGCCGGTATCCGCGCCAGAGCCTGTTGCAGAACCAACAGAATCTGTTGCAAAAGAAAAACAATCAGAACCTGTCCGCAGTGCGGACGGTAAGCTTGCAAAAGAAGAGCCGTCTGTTGGCGAAGCGTTAAAAGCGCAAGAAACGCCAGCTATTACGCCTGGGCCAAAATCTGAGCCAATTAAAGAAAAGGCTCCTGTGTCGTGGCGACCAGAGGTGCGTGAGCATTGGTCGGCATTGCCGGCTGATGTCCGCGCTGAAGTAATGCGCCGTGAGCAAGAAGTGCAGCGTACGCTTCAGGAAACATCAGAAGCTAGAAAGTTAGCCGATTCGATCCAAAAGACTGTTGCGCCGTACGAAATGTTTATTAAAGCCGAGGGCGGTAACACGCTGGCGGCGATTGATTCCTTAATGGCGACCGCAGCGCGGTTACGCACCGCCCCCGCGCCTGATTTGGCGCAAATGGTGGCGGGCATTGTTAAGCAATTTGGCGTAGGCCGATTTGGCAACACGTTTATTGAGCAACTTGATTCTGCGCTGGCAGGTCAAGTGCCTCAGACTGATCCTGGCCAAGTTCAGCTTCAGCAAATGCTTCAGCAACAGTTAGCCCCCATGCAGCAATTCATGTCGCAGTACCAGCAGGCGCAAGCCGCGCAGGCTCAACAGGTACAGCAGCAGGCAATTAGTGAAGTAGGGCAGTTTTTGGAAAAGGCCGAGTTTGGCGAGGACGTTCGCGACGAAATGGCCGACATTATGGAATTAGCGCAAAAACGTAACCGCGAAGTTAGCTTGAGTGATGCTTACCGGCAAGCGTGCATGATTAATCCCAAAGTGCGTGCAGTGCTAGAAGGGCGAGCTAAAGCTAAAGGCGCGCAGACGCTCCAAGGCGCGGCACAAAAAGCTAAAGCCGCCGCAGTCAGCGTGTCAGGCGCACCCGCATTGGCTGTGCCAACGCAAGGTGCCACAGATGTGCGGTCTGCAATTGAAGCTGCGCTTGCAGTTCACACTAGATGATGATAAAACCACAACGTGGAGCGAAAGCCACGACTTTACAAAGGGAAGGTGTGTCAAAAGCATCCTGAACTAGAGGGGTTGCGGTTTTCGCGTTCATGGACTTGTGTGGAATGCTCGCGTGAGCGTGTGCGCCAGTATGCCCGCAGGAAGCGTGAGGAGAAGGACAGACGGTTTTTAGCAAAGCAGCGTTTCTACAGCGCAACCTATCGGCAGCGCAATAGAGAAGCGGTGAATGCTAGAGCTAGAGAAAGACAGCGCCATCCCGAATCACGGGAACGCAGCAAACTCTGGCTCCGTGAAGCCCGACGTAAAGATCCAGAACGCTTTAGCTGGTATGAACGCAAACGTTATCGCAGGCATTACGACAAGATAAGGCAGCGAAATATCCTAAGAGGCTTTGTTGTTAAACAACAATGCCCCACTTGGGCTGACAAGCAGGTCATCAATGCCATCTACGCCAAAGCGCGGCGTATGAACATGACGGTTGACCACATAGTTCCGCTGCAAGGGACGAATGTGTGTGGCCTTCACGTTGAAAACAACTTGCAGTTGCTTTCGGCGGAAGAAAATGCCCGTAAGGGCAACCGTTTCATGGAGTAATTTAAAATGGCATTTGCGAATACGTCCGTTACGGACATTATTGCGACCACGATTCAAAATCGTTCGCGGTCGATTGCTGACAACGTCACCAAGAACAACGCTTTGCTCGCCAAGCTCAACCAGCGCGGCAATGTGAAGCCTTTTGGCGGTGGTAACGTCATCCTTGAGGAGTTGAGCTTTGCCGAAAACGGCAACGCTGGCTTCTACAGCGGCTACGACCTGTTGCCGGTTGCGGCTCAGGACGTGATCAGCGCTGCTGAGTTCAACATCAAGCAGCTTGCCTGCCCAGTCGTGATGAGCGGCTTGGAGATGTTGCAGAACAGCGGTCGCGAAGCGTTCATCGACTTGCTTGAGGCTCGTATCAACGTAGCCGAAGCCACGATGGCGAACAAACTCGCT